GGGGTTTAATTGCGAGCAATTTGTCCCGTTAATTAAACCCTCTCTGTCGTGGCTTCTTTCAGCCTGCCATCGCGCTCAACCAAAGCGCGATGAAAGATGATAAAGAAGAACGACGGTCGCAGTAGTCAACACTACTACGGCCCGATAGATAGCCGCTTGGCAATCTATCTTTGACCAGCCTGTACTTCGTTTTAAACGGACGAGGTACGAAAAAGGCTTGGTCACCCGAAGGTAGGAGATAACCGCCACAAGCAAGCATCATGGCCCAAGGGCCACGATACTTAACACGTACCTGTGAAGGCACGTATTTCTTGTAGCGGCGACTGACTTCGCAGGTCCTGAAACCAGCGTCGTCAGACTCCCACTCAGGGACGAGGAGCGGCTTGTTATCTAATAGGCCGAGAAGAAACTGGAACGTCCTGGGCAGAAACACGGAGTGATCTGCACAGTAACGGGACAGTTGATTCAAGGCTATATAGACACCCTGAACGGAGTCGACGGAGCGAACATATGGTGGTGTCATAAAGACACCGCAATAGTAGTCGCCACCGCAGCTCTCGCGAAAGGGGCCGCTAAAGTATGACTTCTCGGAATTAACTGAGAAGCCAGCTCCTTCGAGAACCTCTACCAGACCCTGGTACTCGTAAGCGGGGACGATAATATCGTCGCCAAATACAGCAGTACAACTACGATCAAGGAAGAGGCGTCTCGAGCATGAAGAATGGTTGATACGTCGGTTAGCGTACACCAAAGAGAGAAACGTGAGTGTCATCATTGGGAACGTAAAACCGTTACCCATTGTTGACATCATGTTTAACTTCAGATCGCAATCAAGTACGGAAGCGCTCGGGGAGCGCGCGCACATGAAGAAGCGATACCATTCGTCAGGCCAAAGGAGGCGCACTAGCTCAACGCTTATTGAGTCCGAGGCAGCTGATAAGTCGATAGTAGCGAGGCTATCGTCGACAGAACCAGACTGCGCAAGGAAACGATTGCGAATCTGCTGAGACCGGATATCAAATCCGATCCCAGATAGAACGCCCTCCAGGCATGCACCAGCAGAAAGCTGGACAAGCATGTTACCGGAAGGCTCAATCGCTATAGTGCGTACAGAACTCTCGTTCTTGGGAACCGTTGTCAGTCGAGAGCCGCCGACTATCTGAAGACGAGAACGTTGTGAGAAAAACTCACGTAGTTCGGGTCTAGAAGATAAAGCGCGAAGCAGCAGCTGTCTACATCCAGCAGTAACAGACATAGATTCGAACTTTTCTGCGGAATGCGTGCCGGAAACGCCATTGCTGGCGCCCGGACCATGCCTCCAAAAGGAAAGAACGTGGTCCATGTCGAAATTGCACTGGATGTGCTCGTCAGAGATGGAGGTGAAGTATGTCCATAGAGCATGCTCTATGAATTCCTTAGCCTCTTCAATTATCTCAGATTTAAGGCTGACAAGCCTTAACGAGTTGTTGCGATCGATGAAGCCTCTAAGATTAGATTCGCGGAGCGACAGATTCTCACTAGGTGAGAGCAGACGCTTTTTGAATTTAGACTTAAAATACCCAATGATAAATGCCTGGGAAGGCGTTAAATCACTGGATAAAAGGTCATCGAGATCACTCGACAGACAAGTTTTGAAACCTAGAAGGTTATCAGTCATTGGATATCTCCAAATGAAAAGGAAGTGCTCAAAAGGTCTTAAAGGACCCCAGTAAGAACCGTATCGGCGATGCCGGAAGATTGTTGCGACAAGGTGCCAATATGGGCACTGATCATCGCGCGAATTTCTTCAGGCTCGTAGGTATCGGTACCAGCGGGAACGTCGATCATCGTAGTAATACGAGCGACCTGCGTTTGCTGATTCGCATAAGGCACAGCACCCTTACGGGTAATGAGCTTGTACGAATTCACGGGCACTGCCTTGATAACCCCGGTAACAGGGTTGATAGCTCCAAGGATCTTCAAGGCCAAAGGCCGAAAGAAGGTAATGGTGAACGGCTTCGACACCGAATTCACATCAACGCCAGTCTGAGTCCCACCGAGAGCAGTAACGGCATATTGCTTGCCGTTAATGCCAGGGGCGACATCAGTAGCGATGGTGTAGGTTGGTGAAGTAAGACCAGTCACTGTAGCACCGGTAACCGGTGTGGTTGGAGCGAAAGACATAGAAATGTCACTTTCTCCCTAAAAGGGAAGCTAGGTTGAGAATGCGCGAAACAGCGTAAGCGGGCCGACCGATTTCAGACATTGTCCGAAATCTGAGGGTCGCGGACGGAAGTGTCGCAAGAAGAGTCCTGGTAACGCTGACAGTTGACATAACACCTGGTTTAACAACACGGTTTACTATAAGGTAATCTGTGCCGCCACCCCATTTGATATCGTCAACATAAGAAGCGTCGGTACGTTCGACGACAGTACGAACAAGGTACTTCTGCTTAGCAGGAGTAGCTGTGAATACATCGTCAATGAAGTCTCCAACGTTTACAAAATAATCAACCACCCAGCTCAAACCTAACAGTTCCCAGGCGGTGCCTGGAATTTGGTCAGGAGTGAATCCTAGGTGATCGAAGATAGAGTAATCATTGGAAGAGGCGACATTATAATCGTACCCCCCTACGTAATTAACAGTACGATTAGTCGAGCCGCTAATCTTAATGTTGCCGGTGGTAAAACCAGAGGCGACAGTAGGACTAGAGTAGACAAGACTAAGCGAATTGTAATTATAAGAATAACCGCGAGCGATGCGAACAGAACGATCACGCCTAGAAATATAGGAGGCGATCGACTGACCAAGAGCCTGTGCATCACGAACAGTCGGTGAGATACCGAAACTGTAGGTGAGCCAGGCGTCTTGAGCAAAGCGGCGGAAATCCTTAGGACGACGTAGAGCTCTTTTAGCATTAACAACCGTATGCAGGAATTGCCCGGTGAGGTTCATCATACCAGAAATGGTAGTGTGAAGCTCACGAGCCTCCGCAAGTGGCGCCAATAGCTTAAAGCTATCGTTAGAGGAACGAATGGCCTTCCTGAATCTTTCAAGGGCGATCGCGTCGTAAGACGCGCTACCGCCGGAGGAAGACACAACACCAGCGAGCGAACTATAAGCCGAAGAAAGGCTTTTAGTAGGCTTGTATAAGCTAGCTGAGATATACTCAGCAGGCTTCCACGCTTTTAAGTGCGTGCGGGTGTAAGCAGAAGAGGCATCAGAACCCTTAACAATATTAACCCTATAGTTCCGATTAGAATTCAAAACAACGGCGGGGCTGAAGACGGTGGAACCAGTCAGCACATTATTATCCAAGATATTAATGTAAGGAATGGAATACCGGTCAGTCGCCATGAATAAAACTCCAATAAAAAACCAGAGGGAGGTATGTGAGATACATACCTAGACCAGTCCCGAAAG